GATGCGCTTCAGGAGCATCCGGACGCGCTCGACAAGATCAAGTACACCCAAGAGGGTATCGTGAGCAAAGAACTGCTCGCGCGTGCTTTTGGCGTCAAGGAGTACGTCGTTGCAGACGCGGTCTACAACACCGCCGCTGCCGGTGCGACAGCGACGATGTCGCACATTGCCGGCAAACATGCGTTGCTGCTGTATGTTCCCGACGCCCCCGCCATCGACGCGCCTTCTGCAGCCTACACCTTCAGCTGGACCCAGTTCGACAAGGTGAAGGACGGCGGCGCCGTGATCAAGCGTTGGCGCTCGGAAGACCCGGAGGGCGATTGGTTCAAGGCCGAGATGGCGTTCGATCCGAAGGTCACCAGCGCCGACTGCGGCCTATTCCTCAATGGCGCGGTGAGCTGAGGCTGAGGCTGAGCTATGCCCTACGTCGTGATCAAGCGCTGCCCCGGAGGTCCCAACCCGGACTTGGTGCCGGGGATGCGCCTGGGCGACCGCGTGCGCCGCACACTCGTCGACGCGGGCTTCGTCAAGTTCTTCCCCGAGCACGCGCTCGACAAGGCGCCACCCGAGCCGATGGTCGAGGTCGTAACGGAACACTGGGTCAAGACCGAACACGGGAGCGAAATCGAGGGCGAGCGCGAAGTCGACCTCCAGCCCGCTCCTGTCCCCGAGCTCGACCACGGTTTCGACCTGGCCAAGGACCACCTCCCGAAGCGACAGCCAAAGCCGGTGCCCCCGGATCCGGACGCCACCTTTGACGAGCTCGTCGAAACCGGCACTGAGCACAAGGACGCGACGATCCTGGTCATGCGCCGGCGAGCGCTCAAACACCTCATCGATGACGTCAAGATGCCCGATCTTGAGGCCGAGGCCATGGTCCGCGCCATGGATCTCGAGGAGCTCGAGCAGCTCATGGTCGACCTGGACGACACCGCCGAGGTCAAGCTCGAGTTTGAGACAACGGCCGCCGACCCGGTCGTCGATCCAAATAGCGGGGTAGCGCAGACGGCAGCGTACGTGGCTCATACCCACGAGGACGCCGGTTCGAGTCCGGCCCCCGCTTCCAACGAAACGCCAGAGGCCACCGAGCCTCACGACGCCAGCCAGGCCGAGCCGGAAGCGGACGCTGCCACGCCGCCTCCGGCCCCTCCTACGACCAGCGGAAAGAAGAAGGCCAAAAAGAGCCGTCGCAAGAGGGGGTAGCTCATGACGTTCACGTGGAGCGCTACCGACCTCTCGACAAACCTCGCGAAGGTACGCGCCACCATCGGCGACACCAATTCGGACAACCAGCTGCTCAGCGACGAGCACATCAATGCCTGGCTGACCTATTACAGCGACGACGTGATCAAGGCGGCCACCCGGTGCGTGCGTGACATCATCGCCCAGCTCGCCCGGGACTTTGACCGCAGCGCCACCGGTTTCAGCGGCTCCCGCTCGCAGAAAATCAACCATTACAAAATGCTGCTCGAGGAGCTGCAGCGGGACTCCGGTTTGCTCGCCGAGATGTTCGTCGGAGGTTTGTCGAAGGACACCGAGGAGAGCTTCAACGACGACGAGGATTACAAGGGTCCCTCGATTGCCATTGGCATGGACGATTACCCCGGCTCGAACGTGAGCGAGGAATGATCGATCTCGAGATCAAAGTTGAGCCGAAGCTCGAGCCGATCTTCAAGCGGTGGGCCAAGCAAGTCCGCGAGGGCACCAGGGCCGGCCTGAAGGCCTCCACCGAGTTCGGCGGCTCCCTGGTGCGTCTCGAGGTCCCGCGGCGCTCCGGAGGGCTGTCGGACAGCGTCACCACGCTGTTTGATGACGAGCGTGGCGTCGTGCAGACGTCTGCAAAAGGGGCCCGGCTGCTCGACCAGGGCGGCACCGTTCGCGGCCGCCCACTCCTGCGCGTTCCGATATCGGCCGACGCCAAGGCCGGCCGTCAGCTCAGTGGCCTGTTTTCGGTGCGCAGCAGGGCTGGCAATCTCATTCTGGCCGAGCGCACACGTGCCGGCATCCGCCCACACTTTGCGCTGGTCCGTTCGGTCACGGTTCGGGCCCGCCATTTCATGGAGCGCGCGGCCGATCGCCTCCGTGCAGTTATCGCGGCCATCGTGGGTGGGCGTATCCACCGCGAGCTGCTCAAGGGGGAATGAGATGGGCACCCCCGCGCGCGAATCCATCCTCGACGACGTGCAAACCACGTTCGAGGGGATCACGGTCGCCAACGGATACAAAACGACCGTCGTCACGGTTGAGCGCAAGATCCGGCACTGGGGCGACGTCGCAGCGTCAGAGCGCCCGTGGATCGGGTACATGTCGCAGCCCCAGCGGTTCGAGCACAAGGCATTCGGCTCGCTGCGGGTCATTATGCCGCTCTACATCGCGGCGCACATCGCAGGCGACACCAAGGCCGAGGTTGCTTCGGCGCTCGTCGACCTCGAGGACGACATCATTGCGGCGCTGTCGGTCGACACGACCCGCGGCGGTAACGCCACGATGACGCACATCGTCTCCCAGCAGGACGACGCCGGCGACCCGGACACCGTCGACAGCCAGGGCGTCAGCGGCACCCTCGAGGTGATCGCCGAGGTCATCTACCACCGCAGCACAGGGAGCTCATGATGCAGAAGCGAGAGATCACCAACCACGGGGCTGCCCAGGTCAGCGTGCGCACCACTCCGGTCAAGGTGAAGGAAGCCAAGGTGCGTAGGATCATGCCGGGCGAAACCATACGCCGCGGCGAGATCCCGGATGACGCTTTCGATTACCTCGCCTCGTTACCGTCGTTCGGCGGTGACCTCGACCAGTACCGAGCGTGCCGCGCCCGCCGGTGGCAGCCACCGGAGCCGCCAGCGCCACACCTAGAACCAGACCCCGAGGCGGCACCGGACGAGTCGCCGGCGGCAGAGGAGTAAGCCATGGGCGTTACCTACGAACACATACTCGGCGAGCGGCAGCAGTTCTTCGTGAATGCGGAAGGTACAGCGTTCACCTTTGCCAAGCCGGCCGCCGGCGACGCCATGGCGGTGCTCACCTCGAGCATGAACCCAGGGGGCCCAAAGCGGAAGGACCGCCGGGACGCGTACCAGGCGAGCCGTGACACGATCGAGCGCATCACCGGTAAGACGGAACGCAGCTGGTCGGTCGACTCGTACTACGTGCCATCCGGTACGAAGAACGTCGCACCGGACTGCGGCGCGTTTCTCGAGGCGATGTTCGGCACCGAAACGGTCGGCTCGAACGACGTCACCTATTCGCAGAGCTCGAGTCAGACCCTGAAGACGCTGACCCTCGTTCGTTTCTGGCAATCCTGGTTCATGGAGGCCATGTGGGGGGCCATTCCTGAGATGATGTCCCTCAAGGCCACCGGTGGGGATGAGCCCAAGATCCATTTCGAGGGCCGGGCCAAGGGTTACGCGGCCACGGGTTTCTCGACCCTCAACGGCGCGGTTGTGGCGAGTTCGACGGTCATCGTGCAGACGGCCGACGCCCAGGCGTTCAACGAAAACAGCGTTATCCAGTGCGGTGACCAGGACAACTCTGGCGCCGGCTACCAGGTCACCGACGCGAGTTCGACGCCGAGCCTCACGGTTGAAACCACACTGAGCGAGGACAACGGCGAAGCCGTGATCCCGTTTGTCCCGACCTGGACCGACGCCGGTGTCCCGATCACGAGCATCTCGAGCACCAGCAGCATCACCTGGGATTCCCTCAGCTTGGTCGATGTCCTGACCGGCTTCGAACTCACGGTCAAGGCGAACAACCGCTATTACGACAACCTGGCGTTCAGTCAGCACATGCCGGACGCGGCCCCGGGCTTCTTCGACATCACGGGCAAGCTCGACTTGCTGCTTCGCAAAGACACCCTGATCAAAATCCTGGACCGGCGCGCGTTCGCAACCAAGGCCGTCGCAGTGGTTATGGGCGGCGCGGCTCAGAGCGGCACACGGCTCGAAATCGACCTCGGGCAGTGCGAGCTCGATTTCTCCGAAGTCAGCGTGCCCGAGGAGGGCGAGGCCAGCATTTCCCTCCCATTCAAGGCGCTCGGTTCTTCGGGGAATGACGCCATCACCTGGAAACACACCTGAGAGGAGTGACACGTGGGCAGAAAGTTCCGAACGATTGACGAGTGGGAGATCTACGTCCCCGGCGTGGACGATGGTGCAGACCGCTTTGATTTCGACGAGGAGGAAGCATTTACCGTCGAGCTCCGCTTTCTCTCGGCTCGCGAGATCAAGGAGTACGAGAGGATCCTGCGCAAGGCTAAGAGTCAATCGGAGATCGCGATGGTCGCTGACGAGTATGCCCGAAGGATGTTCGTCGACAACGTTCGCAATGTTCGCAACTACGCGCCGCGTGGGGTGGAACTCACCACCGCCGAGGAAGTCTGGAACGACGGCGAGCCCGATGTGATCAACGACATCACCGCGGCCATCCGCAACCGCAGTCGGCTGGAGGCCGGCCTCGTAAAAAAATTGAGATTGGAGTCCGGTACCTCGTGCTCGCCCCAGTCCAGCAGCGCCGGTGGCGATGCTCCAGGTGCGACACCGCCATCGACGCAGACGACCCAGGAGACTTGAATGCCGACGATCCGGACCTGCGGCAATCCGATGCGCAGAAGCGCCACGCGCGTAACTGCGACGGCACCGGTGAAAGGATCCGATTCTCTTGGGCGCCGGATCTGCGGCAGTGCCCGCGGAGTTTCGTCGGTGCCGACGGTTGGGAGGCAATCGACTGGTGGAAGGATTGGCGCCGCGGGTTTGGGCTGCCATTTGGCAATCGAGAGGCATTGGACGAGCCGGCATTCATTTACGAGGCTCTGCGCGTGGCCGAAGCTGCATTCGAGCGCGCCCAGGAAGACCTGCTCGTGAAGTGAGGACCGATGGCCGACGAGGAAAAAGTCAGTTTGATCGTGGAGGGCAAGGACAAAGCATCCGCGATGCTCGAAGGCTTCGGCGGGGCCATCACTGCGTTTAATCAGGGTCTCGAAATTGCCAAGAAGGGGTTTGAGCTTTTCAAACTGCTGATCGCCGACAACATCACCGCAATGATCGAATATCGCGGCGAGCTTGACCCCGTCGCGAAACAACTCCGGCGCATGGGCGACGAGGCGCTTTATGCCAAAGCGGTGATCTTCGACCTGCTGACCCCGGTCATCCTTGGCCTGGGCGATGCGTTCCGCCAAACCGGCAATGATGTGATCGGCTACGTCAACACGAACCGACAGTTGATCGCGACGAACATCACAACGTTTTTGGCCGACGTCGCACGGGTCCTCACGGGGGGAATTGCCGAGGGTTTGCTGTGGGCGAGCCGGGCAGTGTCAGGACTTATCGAAGCCTGGAATCTGCTCGCGTCCGTCGTGGAAACTGCGATCGCCGGAAGCATCGACGGCATTGAAGGCATGCTCCGCGGGCTGGCCGCAGTTTCAGAGTGGGCCGGGCGGCGCGAACTGGCCGCCTCATTTGAGGACACGGCAAACACCGTTGCCCTTCTCGGCCAGATCTTTTCGGACTCTGCCGATCAACACATGGCAAAGGTCGAGGAACAGGTTGCGAAACAACAGGAGCTCGAGGCTCAACTCAAACGGTTCAAGGCCGTGGCCGTCGACTTTGTCGGCGAGGCAGAGGCGGCAATCCTCGATCGCATCGCCGCCGGGTGGTCAGGGGTCAGGCAACACGTGTTGTACGCCACCGATGCCATCAAGAACCAACGGGAGGCATGGGCGTCCCTCGAAGTCAGCGCAGCCACGTATTACGAACGCCTCGCGACCTTCGCAGAGAAGGACGCCGCCTATTTCCAGCAGAGGGAAGCCGAAAAGATGGCGGCGTTTCAAACCACGGTCCAGGGCATGGCCGGCGCCTTTACCGCGTTCTCGACGACAATGATCAACGAGAGTGAGCAAGGCGGCATTGCCGTCATGAAAGGGATCATCCGTGCGGCACAGGTCGCCGTGCAGGCCTACATCGCGCAAGGCATGGCCGCGGCTGCGGCTGCCAATGCCGGGATACCAGGCGCCGGCTGGATTGTGGCTGGGGCTGCAGCAGCCGTGGTCGGGGGGCTCATCGAGTCGTTCATGGCCAAGATCCCCGCGCCACCACAAGCGGCACTCGGTGGCGTTGCGTTGGGCGGTATGCCTGGTCGGGATTCCATTGCCGTGCTCGTACAGCACGAGGAGGGGATCCTGCGCGGCGGCCAAACGGCGCTCCTCCAGCGTCTTGGGAATACACTCGAACGGCTTGAGCGCAACGGCCAGGGTGGTGGCATTGGCGGCAATCGCACATTGAACCTCACCGCGAAAATCGACGCTTTGGACCTTTCCGATGCTCCGCAGAAGGCAAAGCAAATCCTGCTCCATTTGGCTGGGCCTCTCGAGGAGCTCGTCGAGGACGGTGTCATGCTCGCCAACCTGCAGAGGAGGTCGTGAGTGGCATATGGCTCCGCAGCGATTGGCGCCACCGAGCTCGCGCTGTTCAACGCCGACATGCCCGCGGTGTGCGGGAAAAACTACGCGCTGGATGCGAGTGCCATCGAGTGGCGTCAGGGCGGGTCGTTTGGCGGTGGCTCTGACGAAACCGACAGCGACGGGCCCACCACGTATCTGGTGGACAGCCAGGACTACCTGCAGAGTTACCCGACCACCGCGGTCAACACCTACCTATTGATCAATCTCGGTGCGAGCAACCTCGGCATTGTCGACACGGTCGCCCTGAAGAACCACAACCTCTACACCGAGGGCGTTACCAGCGTGACGGTGGAGTTTGACCAGAACCAGAACGGCAACTTTGCGGCGGTCGACACGGCGGCCACGACGAACCCACAGACCACCGGCTCAGACAAAAGGATCGTCGAGCTCGACCTGCACCACACCGGGAGCGACCCGCGGCGATACACCGACGTGCAGTATTTGCGGATCGGCATCTCCGGCGGGACTCCGACACCGAAGATAGGTGAGATCTTCGTCGGCCGCCGGCGACAACTCAAAACGCGCCCCGAGCAGGGATTTGACAAAAGCCTTTGGGCTTCTCACGTCAAGGTGTTCGAGTCCGACGCCGGCGTCGACACCGTTTACGAATTCCATTCCAAACGAGCTCGGGTCGCCGGCTCGTTTCGTATCCACGAGGACGCGTACATCACCGACTGGGAAACGTTCTACGAGACGGATACCGCCGGCGCAACGCTGCCATTCTGGTGGGCCTGGGAACCGAGCTCGGCGCCCACCGACGCGCTCTGGTGCCGGTTCGAACAGGCGGCCATGGTCGGGCCAAGCGAGGGGTACACCGAGCGGCTGTTCCAATTGGCCGGTATCGAGAAGGGGCCCAACTTCCTGCGCGTGGGGGTCGGCCTCTAATGGCACTAACCCTCAACCAAAGCTGGCTCGACGAATTCGGAAAAGGGCGCGTCCCGATCCGGTTCCGTGTATCGATCACGCTCGAGGACGATAGCGGCAGCATCACCGGAGTAGCCAACAACGGCTCCGGCAAGGCCCGGATGACGAGCGCCGGCCATTCATTGGCTGCCGGGGAATACGTCCGAATCGAGGGCACCAGCTACTACGACGCGCAGGGCGTCGTAGTCCTCGCGGTGGCAGCCAACACCTTCGACATCGACGACGCGTATGTTGCCGACGATACCGGGACGTGGCGCTCCCGCCGGACCTTTTCGTTTCTCAGCGGCAAGTGCGAACAGATCGCAGAGCCAGAGTCCGTGGTGTCCGTGACGCCTATCAACCGGGCGCTCGATCCTGTCACTCGGCGGGTGACTGTCAGCGAGCTCGTGGTGGTGCTCAACCGCGACCTGCTCGTCGAAGACCTGTTCGAGAATTATGGATTGGGCGGCCGAAATATGGAGGTGGAGATCGGCACGGCCGCGCTCACCGCGGCCAACTTCGAGGATTTTGGCGGCGGGACCATCGAGGAGCCGTTGCCGAAGGGAGGGCAACTGATCCTCACGGTGAAGTCTCCAGAAAAGCGTTTGATGGACCAACGCGTCAGCCCACGGCCGATCAATCAGCATCCTGTCACGGTCATGGGGGACCTCGCCGGCAACAACAGCAACTACGATTCGACCACGTTTGACTGGGAGGCAGACACCGACGTTTCGCACTACGTCGTGAGTCGCGTGGGGGTCAAAGACTTTTACGAAGACCGTGCAATCGATGGTGTTGCGCCTGCTGATCTCATCTCTGCTCTCTGCCAGGTCGTGCCCGGTGTTGTCATTGCAAACGAGGACGGTAAGCTACATTACAGGCCCTTTGACGCATCTTCTGCGGATGACCATTGGACGACTGAGGACTACCGCGATTTCGAGATCGTCAGCCTCTACAAGCAGTGGGCAAACAAGGTTACGATCAAGACGTACCCAATGGGTGCAACCGACATGTACCGCAACTGGTACGTGCTCGAGGACGAGGCCAGCCAGAAGCGCCACGCTTTCATCGAGGGCAGTGGCTCCTATGCGTGGGCAGACCGCGCCAAGGAGCTGCCCATCAACGCGGACTGGCTGGGTGCCTTTTCGTACATCAACAGCGCAATGTCGGCCGTGTCGCCGGCTGGGGAATTGAGCCCTGGCGCAGCGGATGGGGACACCTTCACGTTGACGGCCGGCGAGATCTG